AGAAAATTTAGTTAAGATAAAAGATGCAAAAGGTAATTCAGTAACAAGTAGATATTTTGATCCCGAGTCCATTAGCCCTGATGATTTTGAATTTGCAGAAGGTGGACGTGTACCAATGTTTGCTGGTGGTGCAGCAAGAATAGGTTACCAAGCTTTACGTAAGTATGGTATTGAAGCAAAAGATATTTCAAGACTATTTGCAAGTCTAGGATCTGACAAAAGTTTAGTTGGAAAAGAGAAAACAGAATATTTTAGAAACCTGCACAAGGTATTAAAAAATCCTGATGACTATCCAGATGGCATTAGAGAAATACAAATAAGATTAGGTATAGACATTCCAGGACTTAAAAGCGGTGGTCTTGCCGGCATCCTGGAGGTGTAATGGCGTTCGAAGGAGTCCCATATTTATATCAAAATAAAAACGGTAGTTTCAGAGTCCTAGCAAAAGGAGTTGATGAATATTTTAAAGCAACTGAAAAAACTAAAGCAGTAAAATTTGCAAAGGGTCTTCAAAAAGATTTAGGTAAGCAGTTAAAAGGTTTTCTTACAAGACAAGAACTTGGTGAAAAATTAGGTATTAAAGATGTTACAATTGAAAGAGCTAAACAAGTTGATAGTAGACTATGGAAAGAAATTTCAAATCAAATGGAAGTTAAAAAAATTGGTAATAGAGAATACTATAAGTTTAAAGGAAAAGAAAAAGATGCAATCGGTTCAATAAAAAAATTTAGCGGTGCAGAAGCTTTTAAAGGTCCTAGAGATGTTTATGCTGGTAAAGTAACAATCGCAGGTAAAATAAGAAAACTTTTAAGAGATTCTAAAGATCCTTTGACTGTAAAAGAGATTGGAAACAAGCTGCCAAAAGGAACACCTGTTGCTACGATTAATTCTGCATTAGCTGATCTAAAAAAAGATGCTGATTACAAAGATAAAATTAAAAAAATTACATCACAAGAAATTGCTGAAGCAGGTGCTGTTACAAAAAGAAAAGCATCAGCTCCATATATTGTTGCAGTTAGAAACGCATTTGTAAATGATCCAGATGCAACTACTGCAGATGTTGCAGAAGAAATGTTTGGAACTAATAAATATAGATCTGCATCAAGAATAGACAAACTTGACATGGATCAAATAGCCAGACTTAATATAATTAAGTTTGTACAGGAGGTTGGCGGTAAAGGATCTAATATCCCTATTCCTGGTTTTAAAAATATTGCTGCTGATAAGTTAGGAGACATTATTGAAAGTATAGAATCTAGATCTAACACATTTGGTTTTGAACCAGGTGAAAGAAAAAGATTTCAACAAGCTGTTGCAGATTCTCTTAGAAACCTACCAGTTAATTACACAGAAAAATTAAAAGCTAAGTTAAAGGGACAGGCGGGAATGGCAGTAGACGAAGTTAACCCAACAGCATCTGTATTTAAACAAGCCCCGGGATATATTGAGGCAACACAAGTTATACCTTTTGAAACCAATAAAATAAAAGGGACTACATTAGATGCATTATTTGGAAAAACTTTTAAAAAAGTAATGGAAGGAGATTTTTCTGGTGTTGATTATTTTAATCAGAAGTCTGCAGAGTTCGCAAAAAAATATAATATCGACACTCCGATTATAAAAACAGGAGCTGGATTAAATCCAGAAGACTATGTAACAAATTTTAGTGATTACACAAAAGGTGCTCAAGAAAACATTAGACAACTTGCGAAAGAAAAAGATTTTGTACTTGAAACAAAATCAAAACCATTACAGCTTTTAGTAAATCAAAGACCAGCTTTTGAGACTAATGAAGGAAATATTTGTTCTATTTTTGGGAGATCCAAACGTGCTGATGGAGGTATGGGTTGCGTAGCTCAATTTGATGAAGCTGTACAAAAAAACCCACAAGGACTTTTTCAAAAAGTTTTAAACTTTGCAAGATCACCAGGCGTAAAAACATTTGGTGCCGGTGCAGCTGTAGGAACAGCAGTAGGATTAGTCAAAGCATTTAGAAACGATGATCCAACAACTTATTTATCAAACGAAGATCAACAGAAAAACATGTTAGTTGATATGGCAACAAGTCCAATAACAACAGATCTTCCAAGACCAGATATTTTAGATTATCAATTACCATTAGCAGGCGCACTTGTTGCTGGATCAACAGCTGCAGTTGCACCATCAACAATAAAAGCAAGTAAATCAGATTTAAGATTTAAATCTAGATCTCCAGGTATAGAGAAGAAAAAACCAGGTGCTATAAAAACAGGTTTTAGGACTTTGGGAAGAGGGCTAGGAGTTGCAGCGTCACCAGGATTACTTGCACCATTAGCAGCAATGGATATTACATCTCAAATATCAGAGGGAGATTCATTAGAAGACATTGCAACAGATCCATTTAATTATTTGTATCCTGTATTTGCAGATCAAACACCAAAAATGACAAGAGGACTTCCTTCAGCTTTTAGAAAAATAGCTAATTTAGGTTTAGGTAGAGTAGGATTAAAAATTCTTTCTAGAGCAGGTTTAGCTGGATTAGGGTTATCTTTAGGTATACAAGGATATCAAGCATTAACAGATGACTAAAAAATTAACAACTACGATACCACCACTTAGAGGACCTAACCCACAGGGGTTGAATGTTCCTGAAAAAAAGATTATAGTAGTAAAGAACTCGGAGAAAAATAATGGCAGATATAGACAAAGCTTTACCGAACGTAGAGCAGGAAATAAAATTACCTAGCGAAGAAGAGATAGTAGAAGCTTCTCAAGATAATATTGAAGAACAAGTTGGACCAGAAGATATTCAGGTCGAACAAGATGAAGATGGTGGTGCTACAATCACTTTTGATCCTGAAGCTGTAAACCAGCCAGGAACTAACGAACACTTTGACAATTTAGCAGACTTACTTCCTGAAGAAGTTTTAGGTAAATTAGGTTCTGAACTTTTTGAAAACTACACACAGTACAAAGCATCAAGAAAAGATTGGGAAGATGCATATACAAAAGGTTTAGATTTATTAGGATTTAAATACGAGACAAGATCTCAACCATTCTCAAATGCAAGTGGTGCAACCCACCCTGTATTAGCAGAAGCGGTAACACAGTTTCAAGCACAAGCTTACAAAGAATTACTCCCAGCGACTGGTCCGGTACATACTCAAATTATGGGTATACCAAGTAGACAAAAAGAAGAGCAGTCAACAAGAGTAAAAAATTTCATGAACTATCAACTCATGAACGTGATGAAAGAGTATGAACCCGAGTTCGATCAGTTACTTTTTTATCTCCCTCTTAGCGGCTCTGCTTTCAAGAAAATTTATTATGATGAAATTCTTGACAGAGCCGTGTCCAAATTTGTTCCGGCAGATGATCTGATAGTTCCATACACTGCAACATCTTTAGAAGATGCAGATTCAATCATACATGTTCTAAAAATGTCAGAAAATGAATTAAGAAAAAAACAAGTATCTGGTTTCTATAGAGACATAGAAATTACACCAGGTTATGCACAAGAAACAGAAGTAGAGAAAAAAGAAAGAGAACTAGAGGGAGTTAGAAAAACTAGGGACGAACAAGTGTTCACTATTCTAGAAGTACATACTAATCTTGATCTAGAAGGTTTTGAAGACAAGGACGAAGAACAGAATCCGACAGGAATCAAACTTCCTTACATTGTAACTTTAGATACATCTTCAAGAGAAGTTTTGTCAATTAGAAGAAACTATAAACCAGAAGACCCAACAAAAAGTAAGGTAGAATATTTTGCACATTTTAAATTTTTACCAGGACTAGGTTTTTATGGTTTTGGTTTAATTCACATGATCGGTGGATTATCACGAACTGCAACGAATGCACTTAGACAATTATTAGATGCTGGTACGTTTTCAAATATGCCAGCTGGATTCAAACAAAGAGGTATTCGTGTTAGAGATGAAGCGCAATCGATTCAACCTGGAGAGTTTAGAGATGTAGATGCACCTGGAGGAAATATCAGAGATGCATTTATGCCTTTACCTTTCAAAGAACCATCAGCAACATTATTACAATTAATGGGAATAGTGGTTCAAGCAGGACAACGATTTGCCGCCATAGCTGACATGCAGGTCGGTGACGGCAACCAGCAGGCCGCTGTTGGGACGACTATAGCTTTACTCGAACGTGGAAGTAGAGTCATGTCAGCCATACATAAAAGATTGTATGTGGCGCTTAAAAAAGAATTTGTTTTATTAGCTGACGTATTTAAAACTTATCTTCCACCAGAATATCCTTACGATGTTGTAGGTGGACAAAGAAATATTAAGGCTGCAGACTTTGATGACAAAGTAGATATTTTACCTGTTGCAGATCCAAATATATTTTCACAATCACAAAGAATAAGTTTAGCTCAAACAGAATTACAACTTGCGATGTCTAATCCACAAATGCACAATTTGTATGAAGCGTATAGAGATATGTATTCTGCGATTGGTATAAAAGATATTAATAGAATCTTACCACCACCCCAACAACCAATGCCGATGGATCCAGCAGCGGAAAATATCATGGCAATGAGTGGTAAACCTTTTCAAGCATTTAAAGGTCAAGATCATAGAGCACATATAACTTCTCATTTAAACTTTATGGCAACTAATATGGCCAAAAATAATCCTGTAATTATGGGTTCACTACAAAAAAATGTTTTTGAACATATTTCTTTAATGGCACAAGAACAATTAGAAGTAGAATTTAGAGAAGAAATACAACAATTAATACAATTACAACAAATGGCACAACAAAATCCACAAATGGCACAAAGTCCTGAGATTCAACAGCAGATTATGCAGTTAAGTATGGGTATTGAAGCAAGAAAAGCTAAATTAATTGCTGACATGACTCAAGAATTTAAGGAAGAAGAGAATAAAATCATGGGTGACTTTGGAAATGACCCAATTGCGAAGCTAAAAGCAAGAGAATTAGACCTTAGAGCCATGGATAATCAACAAAAACACGATCAAGCTGATCAAAGATTGAATCTAGATAAGACAAGAGCTATGATGAATCAATCAATGCATGATGAAAAGCTTGAACAAAACGAAGAATTGGCTAAACTAAGAGCTAATACATCGATTGAAAAAACTATTTTAGGTAAAACTCTCCCAAGTTCGGATCAAATGCCTGGAAATGTTGCAATCATTCGAAAAACTGGAGAATAAATATGAAAAAAAATAAAAAAAACAGTCACGCAGGCATGACTCATGTAGATCATGATATGTTCTTGAATAAAGACGGTTTACTTAAGGGTGGAGTTGAAGTTGAGGTGTCAAATCCTACTGAAACTCAATCTGTTCAAGTAAAAGGTCAAAGAAGAATGCTTGCAGAAAAGAAAAGCAAAGCAGATTGGTACTAAATCATGTGGTTATCGGCAATTAAACTAGCCGTTTCTGCTGGAAGTAAGATTTATGCTAACAAGCAGAGAACTAAAATGGCTATGTCAGATGCACAACTGATGCATGCACAAAAGATGGCCCAGGGTGAGGAAGCTTACCAAGGAAAATTGTTAGAAGCCCGTCAATCGGACTGGAAAGACGAGGCGGTTCTCATAATATTAAGTTTGCCCGTGTTGGTGCTCGCTTGGGCAGTGATATCGGACGATCCAACCGCTATGGACAAGGTAAAACTCTTTTTCGACATGTTCTCACAGCTTCCTTCATGGTTCACAAACCTTTGGATCCTTGTAGTCGCGAGTATTTATGGTATAAAGGGAACGCAAATATTTAGAAACGGAGGTAAAAAATAATGGCAAAGAAGAAAAAAATAAAAAAGCTTCTTAAAG